TGTACTATTAAACGAATAATTGAAACAAGAAAAAAAGTAAATCCATTTATAGATTGGACATATCCAGACTGGTAGTGTTCACTCACCATTTCCCCTCTTAAAAGTATGTTTTTAATAAATATTTTTTAGATAAACTGAGATTTCACGGAGAAAAACATGGCGACTCCTCAATTATCTCCTGGAGTACTAATCAGGGAGGTTGATTTAACTGTAGGAAGAGCTGATAATGTTTTAGACAATATCGGTGCAATTGCTGGACCTTTCAGAATTGGACCTGTGAATGAAGCAATTAACATCACTACAGAGCAAGATCTTGTAAATGTATTTGGAAAACCACTCTCAACTGATCGTCAATACGAATACTGGATGAGTGCGGCATCTTTCCTTTCATATGGTGGCGTTCTCAAGGTTGTTCGAGTATCAGATGCTGACCTTAATAACGCAAACGCTGGTGTTGGTATTGCATCAACTAGCACCCTGCAAATTGATAATTATGAGGATTATCAAGAAAATCATAGTGATGGAAATAATTTTACCTATGCAGCAAAAAATCCAGGTTCTTGGGCAAATGGATTAAAAGTTTGCTTTATTGACGATTTAGCAGATCAAAGAATTGGAATTAATACAACAAATCTAAACACAGCGGGCGCTCAAATTGGATTTGGCGTCACTGCCACACTGACGAATGTCACAATTCCTGGAGCAGGAACAACAACAGGATTTAGTGGATACCTCAAAGGTATTATTACTGGAGTCACTACAGACTCAACAAATGGTAATAGTAGTATTGATGTTAAAATTGTTTCTAGAGTTTCTTCCGCAAATACTGAAACTAAAATTAATTATACCCAGAGCACTCAATATGCATCATTTGATACTTCAGACTCACTTCATTTTGTAAATAACTCTGGTATTAATACAGGTCTGTCTGCAACTTTAGCAGCATATACTCCAGTCACGGTTGACGATTGGTATGATCAACAGACCATGGATTTGGACAATGCAACTATCTTCTGGAAATCTGTTGCACCAAAACCAGTTTCAAATGTTTATGTCACAGATAGAAATGGAGAAGGTGACGGACTTCATATTGCTGTTGTTGATGATTACGGAACAATCACTGGAAATCAAGGGACAATTATTGAGAAACATGTATCGCTTTCCAAAGCAATTGACTCAGTTTCAAATGTAAATGCTCCAGAGAAAATTTGGTACGAACAGTATATTGCTGACTTCTCTGCAAATATTTACGCAGGTAGTAATCCATCATCTGCTGCGGACAACTATCACGGAACAACTCCAAGAGCAACAGGATTTACGACTTCATTTACTCCAATTCCCACATCAGGTGGTCTCTGGGGTCAAAAAGCACAAGACGCCACCTTCGCTGCAATTGGTAATGTGACCTATGTTTTGGGTGGTGGGGAAGACTACTCTGCTGGTGTTCCTGCAATAGGTGAAAATGGAGGAATGACTGCTACACTAGCAAATCTAATTACTGGATATGGACTCTTCCAAAACAGAGATGAGATTCAAGTTGATTATTTGATTATGGGTCCTGGTCTTGGAGCAGAGAGTGAGTCTCAAGCAAAAGCTAATTATCTGATTTCTTTAGCAAGTAGTAGAAAGGATTGTGTCACCACAATTGGACCACACCGAGATAATGTGGTTAATGTCACAAACACCGAAACGCAAACTCAAAATCTTATAAGATTCTTCAATCCTTTATCCTCATCATCATATGCAATTTTTGACGCGGGATATAAGTACACTTATGATAGATTTAATAATGAATTCAGGTATGTTCCATGTAATGCTGATGTTGCTGGATTGATGACTAGAACAAATATTGTTGCATATCCTTGGTTCTCGCCTGCAGGACAGCAAAGAGGTATCATTAACAATGTTGTTAAACTTGCATATAATCCAACAAAAACACAGAGAGATCAACTATATCCTCTAAGAATTAATTCAATTGTTACAAGACCCGGTCTTGGCACTCTTCTCTTTGGTGATAGAACTGCTCTAGGTTATGCATCTGCATTTGATAGAATTAATGTTCGTCGTCTATTCCTCACCGTTGAACAGGCACTCGAAAGAGCAGCAGAGGCACAACTCTTTGAACTGAACGATGAACTCACAAGGGCAAACTTTAGAAATATTGTTGAACCTTATCTAAGGGATGTTGAGGCAAAGAGAGGATTGTATGGATTCTTGGTTGTTTGTGATACTTCAAACAATACTCCAGATGTTATTGATAATAATGAATTTAGAGCTGATATTTTCCTGAAACCAACAAAATCGATTAACTTTGTCACTCTTACATTTGTTGCCACCAGAACTGGTGTCTCATTTGAAGAAGTCGTTGGTAGAGTTTAATTTAATACCATCTAAATAACTAAAGGAGGCAACAAAAAATGGCAACATCAGTACCAAACAAAACAATCTCTCAGTTTAAAGCGGCAATGAATGGTGGCGGTGCTCGCCCCAATTTATTTGAAGTTGAAATCGCAAATTTCCCAGGTGGTATCACTTGGGATGCTGGCGAATTTAAGTTTTTATGCAAAGCAGCAGCACTTCCTGCTCAAAATGTTGCATCAATTGATGTTCCATTTAGAGGTCGTATTTTTAAAGTTGCCGGTGATAGAACCATTGATACCTGGACTGTGACTGTTATCAACGACGAATCATTTGATCTCAGAACTTCATTTGAAGAGTGGTCAAACTTAATCGCTAGAGTTGATAATAACTTAGGCGCTACTGACCCATCTGCATACATGGTAAATGCGACTGTTTATCAACTTGGTAGAGGATCAACTCCAAATAGCACAACAAATGCAGGAACTTCAAATGCTGTGCTGAAATCTTATGATTTCATTGATATCTTCCCAACAAATGTATCTCAAATTGACCTTTCATATGATAGTGGAGATACCATTGAAGAATTTACCGTTGAATTCCAAGTTCAATCCTTCGCAGCTCGCGGAGCTGGTGGTCCAAACGGTTAATAAATAGTCTAAATACACAATAAATTATGGCAAAATTATTTGGGTTCTCTATAGAGGACACTGAACCACTATCACCTAATGCTCTCTCTCCTGTCCCACCTAATAATGAGGATGGGGTTGATCATTACATGAGTAGTGGTTTTTTTGGTTCTTATGTAGATTTGGAGGGCGTTTATAGAACTGAATTTGAACTGATTAAAAGATATCGTGAAATGGCACTTCACCCAGAGTGTGATAGTGCTATTGAAGATATTGTTAATGAAGCAATTGTGTCAGATACAAATGACACACCAGTTCAAATTGACTTGGATAATTTAAATGCTAGTGATGGTATTAAAAATAAAATTAGGGAAGAGTTCAAATACGTATTAGATTTATTGGATTTTGATAAAAAGTGTCATGAGATTTATAGAAATTGGTACATTGATGGGCGTATTTTTTATCATAAAGTCATTGACTTAAAAAATCCACAAGAGGGAATTCAAGAACTTCGTTATATTGACGCAATGAAAATGCGTTATGTGCGACAACAAAGAAAAAATCCTAATGATAAAATTATACCCATTCAAAGACTCGCAAATGATAATCCATTAGATTATGATTTTCCACAACTAGAAGAATATTTTATCTATAATCCAAAAACTGCCTATCCTTCAGCAAATCCAACACAAACTGGAGCAAGTCAAGGAATTAAAATGGCAAAAGATGCAATTACATATTGCACTTCTGGACTTGTAGATCGTAACAAAGGAAATACTCTATCATATCTTCACAAAGCAATTAAGTCTCTTAATCAACTCCGCATGATTGAAGATTCTTTAGTTATCTACAGATTATCTCGTGCTCCAGAGAGAAGAATTTTCTATATTGATGTGGGCAATCTCCCAAAAGTAAAAGCAGAGCAATATCTTCGTGATGTGATGATGCGTTATCGCAATAAACTTGTTTATGATGCAAACACAGGAGAAATTCGTGATGACAAAAAATATATGGCAATGTTGGAGGATTTTTGGTTACCTCGCAGAGAGGGAGGACGTGGTACTGAAATTACTACTCTTCCAGGAGGACAAAACCTTGGAGAAATCACAGACATTGAGTATTTTAAAAAGAAGTTATACAGGTCCCTCAACGTGCCGCCGTCTCGCATGGATGGTGAAGGTGGATTTAATCTCGGTCGCTCCTCCGAAATCCTCAGAGATGAATTAAAATTCACTAAGTTTGTTGGCCGTTTAAGAAAAAGATTCTCAAATATGTTTAATGATATGCTTAAGACACAACTTATTCTTAAGAATATCATTACACCAGAAGATTGGGAGACTATGAGTGAGCATATTCAATATGATTTTCTCTATGATAATCACTTCTCTGAACTTAAGGATGCAGAACTTTTAAATGAAAGATTGGGGATGGTAGCAACTGCAGAACCATATGTAGGTAAATATTTTTCACAGGATTATGTTCGTAGAAAAATTCTTCGTCAAACTGATATTGAAATTATTGAGCAAGATGCTTTGATTGAAAAAGAAATCAAAGATGGTGTCATTCCCGACCCTAGTGTTCCCATTGATCCACAAACTGGCGCTCCTGCAGATGTTACAGCACCAGCAGATTTAGGAGCACCTATTGTAGAACCAGATTTAGAGTCTCAAGGCAAAGCAACAGAGGCTCCATCCATACCTAACGGCGGAGAAATTTGATACTCAATTTTAGTAATGATTGAAAAATTACCGTATAGAGTTAATATAAAATCTATACAAAACGATCTTAATGAAATAAAAAAGATACCAATTACCTTGCAGGGGGAGGAGTATGGCTACTCTAACTTTGGTGGTTGGAGTGTTTTAAGTAGAACAGGTAAATGTTGTGATGGATGGGAAGTTGGAATAGAGCAATGTGAAAATAAATGGTATAAGTATTTTCTTGCCAAGCATTTAAAAATTTCTCATCCATTTGAGCATATTAATCCAACTCCTGCATATATTGGTGAAATTAAAAAAATTATTGAAACACTTGATGTTGATGGGTTTTACCCAAGAAGAGCGAGAATTACAATGATAAAAGCCCATACTTGCAGTATTGTGCATATTGATAACGCATGGCCTGGTGATAATTTAAATAAAAATTATATGTGTAGGGTGCATATTCCTATCATTACGGATAAAAAATGCACTCACTGGACTGAAACAGGGGAACATCATATGGCAGCAGATGGGTCTGTTTATATTCTCTCTGTGAATAATCAACATCAAATTCGTAACAATTCTGATATAGATAGATATCATTTAATTATGGATGTTTATGACACAAGGGGAATTTCAAAAAGTATGATGTTTGAAGATACGATACAAAAATTAGAAATATCTTCTCAAAATTTTAGACAAAAAATAAATGAAACTCAATTGACAATCATTCATCAGGTAATTTTTGAATTAGGTAGAGTAATATACAAGTTTTTTATAAAATTATAAATATTAGAGATCATATTTGATTAATACCATGGAAGAACTTTTAGATTTAATTATTAATGACGAGTCACCTTTACAATCCAGTGAAAAAATCAAAGAAATTCTCTTTGCAAAATCATCTGAAAAAATTGACTCAATGCGTCCAGTTATATCAAACTCTATGTTTGGTATAGAGGATGATGATTTTGAAGAAGAATCTAATGACGAATGATTAACTTAATAAATAATTACTAAATGAATTATAAAGAATAATGGCACATAGACCAGTCGGAGTAGGAACATCAATAAGCACTAGTTCATCAGCTGCACTCACTACATCATTTTCAGTTCAAAGTGATGTTTTGAGAATCGTAGCTTTTGGTGCTAATGCTTTTGTAGCAATCGGAACAGATCCGACAGCAACACTTGCCGATTATGTTATTCCATCAGGAACTGATGTAACTCTTGCTTTAACAAAAGCATCTCAAAGAGTTG